GGCGTCGATGCCGGCGCGATCGACATCCGCCTCGCTTATGAAGCCGGCGATGTGCTGCCGGCCGGGCTGACGGCGGTGGTGACCCCGATGACCGGCGGCACGACGAACCCGTTGCCGACGCCGATGATCGCCGCACTGGCCGACGTGCGCTATGACGTGATCGCCTGCCCGTGGAACGACGCCACCACCTATCAGGCGTGGCTCACTGAAATGACGCGGCGCTGGAATGCCCTGGTCGGGGCCGAGGGCGCCATCGCCACTGCGTTTCATGGCACGCCGGGTACGATCGCCACGCAGCTGGCAGCGATGAACAGTCAGTTTCATGATTGCTATGGCAGCCAGAATGCGCCGACGCCCTCGTTCGTCGAGGCGGCAATCGTCGGGGCCGTCTATTGCGCCAATCTGTCGAACCGCCCCAACGCGCCGCAGAAAGGCACGTTGCTGCCCAATATCAAGGCCCCGGCCCAGGCTGATCGTCTGACCTTTGCCGAGCGTCAACTGCAATACCTTGAAGGCGGATCATGCTGGACTGTCGGTGACGATGGCAACGTCTATATGGAAAAGGCGGTCACCACCTACAAGACCAATCCGCAGGGCATTGCCGACACCAGCTATCATGGCCGCTGGGTCATGGCGACGCTGACCTATCTGCGGCGCAACTGGACCAACTGGATGACGTCGCGGTTTCCGAAGGTCACCTTTGCGCAGGATGGCACGCCGGTCATCAGCGGCGAGGTGACGCCCTCCATTCTCGGCCTGTCGACGATTGCCTGGTATCAGGCGATGATGAAGCTCGGCCTGGTCCAGAACCTTGCGGACTTCAAGGCCGCGCTCCTCTCCATCCAGAACGTGCAAAACCATGCCCGAAACGACCAGTTGCTGGGGCCGTATCTGGTTGGCCCGCTGGACATCATCGCCGGCCAGATGGCCTTTCAGGAGTAATCGACCATGGAACAACTGACCGGCCGCGCCGACATCTATGCCGATGGCGCCTATGCCGAAACGACCCAGGAAGGGTCGACCATTTCGACGCTTGGCGGCATCGAAAATACGCCCGTCGTCAATTCGCGCGGGCTTGTTGCGGGCTATACCACCAAGTCCGTGCCTGCCCAGATCAAGGCCATCTTCACCCATGGCCCGGATTTCAACATCAGCGATTACACGGGCCCCGGCATCTCGATCGACTTCGTGTGCGACAACGGCGTCACCTATCAGATGGCCGATGCGATCTACATGAAGGACGACGGTCTCGATGCCAACAAGGGCACCGTGCCGATCACCTTCACCGGCACCGTTGAGCAGATCTAACATGAGCCTTGTCGACACATACGCCGACCGGATCGACTGGCAGGACGATGGCTCTGCCATTTTCACCCTGCGGCGCCCGCTCAAGACGTCTGCTGGTGGTGACGTGGAAACGCTGACCGTCCGGCGGCCGCTGCTCGAAGACATGCTGGCTCGTGAAAAGGCCGCCGGAGATGATTTCTCGAAGATCGTCATAGTGCTGACGCGCGTGACGGGCGTCAGCAAGATGGCCGAATTCGACAAGATCGATGGCGAGGACTGCATGGTTCTGGCTGAAATCATGTCGCAGATGCTCGAATATGGCGAGCCTGGCACAGTGCTCGATCGCCATGAGGAGCGGCTGACCATGACTGACCATGATGCCTCGTTGCTCCTGCGGTTGCCGATCAAGACGCTCCAGGGCGAAGCCGACGAAATCGTCGTGCGCAGGCCGACGCTTGGTGAAGTGCGCACCAACCAGGGCCCGACGTTGGCCGCATCGGTCAAGCTGCTTGCGATCCTGACCGGGCTCGGCCCCAATGTCCTGGGCAAAGTCGATGCAGTCGACGGCATGATCATGTCGGATCTGGTGAAGAGTTTTTTGGGAAAGTCCCGACAGCAGACAGTTGGCGCCCAATAGCCGCCGAAGTGGCAGCGACGCTCAACACGTCGATCGCCACCATTGAAGACATGACCTGGGACGAACTGCGCACGTGGCACGACGAAGCCAGGCGCGTTGCGAAAGCCATGGCCGAAGCCAGATCCAGATCGGGATTTTGATCGATGCCAAACAACCAGATGGCCTTCAGCCTGCTCTTCAAGGTGATCGACAGCGCCAGCGCCAAGATCCGCGAGATCGTCAATGTCATGGGCGAACCGGTCGATGCGGCGACCAAGATCGGCGATGCGTCCGACAAGGCCGCCGATCGGCAGGTATCGGCATTTCGCCGGGCCGGAGACGCGCTGCATGCCATGTCCGAGGCGATGACCAGGCCGATGCAGCGCCTGGCCGAACTGGGCAAGGCAGCGGGCGAGGCCTCGGAAAAGTTCGCGCACAGCTTCGCTGGCATAGGCGCGATCGTCGCCGAAGGCTTTTCGGTGAAGGCCGTCGCCCAGCAGGAAGAATTCTTCCGCCGGCTGCAGATCAATGCGGGTCTTTCCAAGGATGCCATCGAAAAGCTGCGCGAGGCGATCGGGCAGGCATCGGATCACTATGCCGTGAGCAAGGACCAGATGGTCCAGGTCTTCACCAGCTATCGCGCCAATGGCGGTGACGTTGATGCCTTTCGCAAGAACGCCGATACGATCGCGGCGGCGATGCAGGTGACCGGCATGGATGCCGAGCACGCGGGCCAGATGTTCGCCACCATGCAGAACAAGATGCATATCGAGCCGGGGCAAACTCTATCGGTCCTCGCACAGATGCGCGCGCAGCTGCTCGGCATCCCTGGCGGCATGGATGCTGCAGCCGAGGCGAGCGCCCGCCTGGCGGCAGCGATGGAAGCGCTGCACATGAACGGCGCGCAGGGCATGCTGGCGCTGAATGCGGTCTATGCGGTTGCGTCGCGCAGCACCGGCAATGCGCGTCTGGCGCGCGGGATGACCGACACCTGGATCAGTCAGCTCGCTGACCGTGGCTATCAGAACCAGCTGAGCCAGGGTTTGGGCGAGCGTATCACTGACAAGAACGGGCTAATCCAAGATCCGCGCCTGATCATGCAGAAGATGGCGCAGCGCTATGCCTGGGCTCAAAGCCTGCCCAAAGATCAGCAGGTGGTGGCCGAGCAGCGCCTGGACGCGCTGTTTGGCGACGCGGCCTCAAAGATGTTCCGATCGGTTGGCGGTGAGATCAAGGCCACTGGTCATTCGGAAACAATCGACAAGGTGCTTGGTGCCCAGGGCGACGGTGCCGATTTCCTGCGCAAGGCCAAGGATGATTCGGACGGCTTGACCGGATCGATGAACCGCCTGCGGACCGCGATGGATAACGCGTCGGAGTCGCTTTTAACCGGCCCAATCAATATGTTTGCCGCAGCACTCAATCATTGCAACGGCATTGTGGCTGACGCGGTAATCGGCTTCGCTGGTTTCATCTTGCTCGGGCAAGGCATCAAATGGGTTGAGGGCGCGTGGCAGGGTATCAAGTTGCTGGGAGCAGTGCTCAGCGTTTTTGGAACTGAGGCGGCGGCGGCGGCAGCGGGAACCGAAGCTCTGGCTGCTGCCGAAGGTGTTGCGACGGTAGCAACTGCTTCGTGGAGCGCCGCGCTCCTCGCCAACCCAATCACCTGGATCGTGCTGGCGATTGTAGCGGCAGTCGCGGCGCTCAGCATTGGAGCCTACGAGCTCTATCAGCATTGGGATACGGTCTGGAAGTATACAAAAGGCTTCTTCGGCTGGTTCTCGGACGCTGTCGACAGCATGTTCAAGAACCCGTTTCTTGGCGCGATAACGGCTGTCATGTCGCCCGCGCTGGCACTTTTCGAACTGCCCAAGCTGTTCGGGAGCAGCTGGACCGAGTGGTTCACGAAGATGGGCGCAGAGTTCGATACGCTCATCACCAAGGTTAGCGATTTCATCGATAAGGCCGGACAAGCAGCCGGGATGTCGCAGGACAGTGTCTCGGGTGCGGAGCAAGGGGCGGCATGGGGCTCTGCCTTTGGCATTCCCGGCATGATCATCGGCGGTATGATTGGAGGATATGTTGGTTCTGGTGCCAAGCCGGGACCGCATGGTGGCGAAACCGGCTCCGGTAGTGGCGCATCGGGCGCCCATGGGGGCACGAGTGGCCATAACCTCGGCAATCTGCGTAACATCCATGGCGCCGGATTTCAGCGCTTCGCATCGGACAACGATGGCGCACTGGCGATGGCGCATCAGCTGCAGCTCTATCAGCACCGCGACCATCTCAACACGATCAGTCAGATCGTGCGCAAATACGCGCCGCCGAACGAGAACAATACGGCGGCCTATATCGCCTATGTCGCGGGCCAAATGCACATCAACCCGAATGCGGCATTGAACCTCGATGATCGCGGCCAATTGTCCAGCCTGATGCATGCCATGATCCATAAGGAACAGGGCCATGATGTCCTCAGCATGGCCCAGTTGGACGACGTGCTCGGCAAAGGCGGCATTCCGCAGCGGGTGGCTGGGAGTGGCACGGCAGTTGCCGGCAACGACAACAAGCACAGCATCTGGGGCGCGGGCGGCGGCTTTGCGCATACGATCACTGGCAGCTCCTCGATCTACGGCGGCGGCACTGCATCGTCGGGCCCGCATGCCGTGCCCGAAGTACCGCCGCTGATCTATGGCGGGGGTGCCGGCAGTATCGGATCGTCGTCGGCCCTTGCCGATGCCGGATCTTCCGATGACGGCGACACCAAGGCCCGCGCCGAAGTGACGATCCGCATCCTCGACGACAAGCACCGTACCAAGGCGCACGTCGAGCACACCTCGAACATGGAAGCGCACCTCGACCGAGGCGCTCCCATGCAATTGTCGTGGGGTTGAGCCATGGCGTGGATCGATGATCTGGACGACGCGTCGTTTCGGGGTGTTGCGTTCGAGGTGGACAAGGCCACTCAGCGCGGCGGCCGGCGCCTGGCGAACCATCAATACCCGATGCGCAACCGGCCCAATTCGGAAGACCTTGGGTCGAAGCAGAGGCAGTATGCCGTCACCGCCTATATCATCGGCACCGATGGTGTGTTCGATGCGCGCGACAAGCTGATCGATGCGCTCGATGCGGATGGATCAGGGCTGCTCATCCATCCGACCTATGGCCAGCTGCAGGTCATGGTCGACGACTGGACCGAGACCGAAGAGCTGATCAAAGAGCGTAACATCTGCCGCTTTCAGATCATGTTCCTGGACAGCGGCGATGACGTGGCGACCACGCCCACGACTGACACGGCGCAAGCGTCTGCCACTGCCGCCGATAACGCGACGAGCGCCAACGGCGCGGCCTTTGCGTCGGCCGTTTCGGATAGCTGGGCATGACCGCGCGTCGCATCTGTCGGCGCCTCGCGCCCGAAAGCGCCGCCAATCTGCTCGGGCAGGTTTCGGGCATTGGTGGGGGTGAGGAACCGACCAATGTGCTGGGCTGCTTTCAGGGTGGTCACCTGCGCCGCGTGCGCGCCGACTATCCCAATGGATGGCGCCTGCAGTTCTCGATCAGCCCGCGCGGGATCATCAGCCGGGTCAAGGGATCCTTGCACCTGCATATCACGGGAGGCCAGTCATGAGCACCGCGCTGGCTACCATGATCCTGTCCGACACGTCAGACCTTCTGGCCGTGCTGCGCCAGGCCGCATCGACGATCGATTTCTCGGCATCGGTCGCGGCGGAAACGTCGAAATCCGGCGCCGTAGCCATCGCCAATGTCGCAGGCATTGCGCTGATCGCGCAGATCGATGCGGTCAGCGCCGATCTCAGCACGCTGATCGCCTCGCCTGCCGCGCTCGCCACCAGTCTGGTTGGCCTGGTCCAGGGCTTCGCCGGCACGACCGTCGATTTCCGCAATCTGGCCGATGCAATCGACAATGTGACGTGGAGCGCCGCGTGGCTGTGGAACGGCATCTATGGACCCCAAAGCGGCAACAATCGCGACGCGTTGCAGCAACTGCTGATCGCCCAGGCCGTGATCGAGGCCGTGCGCGCGGTGAGCTCCATGACCTTCGACAGTCAGGACGCGGCCTTTGCCCTGGGCAACGATCTGGCCACGCGCCTTGATCTCGTGATCAGGAATTCCCCGACGCGGAGTGCACGGGCCTCTCTGCGCGCTCTCAAGACCGCGCTGATTGCCGACATCAACAGCCGCGCCGCGCGGCTCACCGCGCTCGAAAGCTGGGTCAACACCGGCACGGTGCCGGCGCTCGTTCTGGCGAGCCGGATCTATGACGATCCGACGATGGCCGGGGACATCGCGACACGCAATGCGATCACCAATCCGCTGTTCGTGGCGCCCGGTATGCTGACGATCCTGACGCCGGGAGCCGCAGCATGAAGGATGTCGTCAACCTGAAGATCGGCGGCAAGATCTATTCGGGCTGGACCGCCGTCTCGATCGAACGACAGCTCGGCGCGCCGAGCGGCAGCTATAGCCTGGCTGTCAGCGAGCGTTGGCCCGGCAGCAAGGCCGTGCACCGGATCGCGCCCAATCAGGCATGCCAGCTGTCGATTGATGATACAGCGCTGATCACGGGTTGGACCGACGAAATCGGACCCACCTATGATGCCAGCAGCCATTCGGTTTCAGTGCGCGGGCGTGATCGCACCGCCGATCTGGTCGATTGTTCGGCGATCGTCATGGGCAGCGGCTCGTGGAACGGGGTGAGCGTGATGACGATCGCGCGCCAGTTGCTTGCCCCGTTCGGGATCACGGTTCGTTCGGCTGTGGCAGAAACTGACAAGGTTTTGGGTGGCCATTCGATCCAGATGGGTGAAACCGTCTGGGAGTGCCTGGAGAGGGCTTTGCGGCTCTATGGCGTAACGGCCATGTCGGACGGGCTCGGCAATCTGTTGCTCACGATCCCCGGCGCTGGTCCAGCGCTTTCCGAGGTCAGGCTGGGCGGAACAATCCTCGGCGCTTCTGGCATGTTTTCGGGCAAGGATCAGTTTTCTGATTATTGGATCATCGGCCAGTTCCCTGGCACGTCGGATACCTATTCGGATCCCCGTATCCCCAACGGAGCCTGCGGTCATGCAAGTGATCCCACGGTTGGCCGCTATCGCCCGCTGATTGTCAGCGTCGAGTGCAACACCTCGGAAATCGACTTCCTGCCCAAGCGGGCTCTGTGGGAAGCCGCGTCACGAGCAGGTAAGGCACGCTCCGCCTCGATCCGAGTGCAAGGCTGGCGCGATTCCAAGGGCAAACTCTACCAGCCCAATAGCATGATCCGGGTCGAGGATGATTTTCTCGGGATCCATGAGAGTCTGCTGATTTCAGGAACGCGCTTTACGCTCGATGATGGCGGCAAGGCCGCGGACCTGAAATTGGGCCGCCTCGGCGCCTTCATTGCCGAGCCGCTGCCCGATCAGGCTCCATTTGAAAACAGCGGGGCAGGCCAATGAGCGAGGCAGCTGGCAACATGCGCGCCATCAACAAGCTGATCGGCCCGATCGCGCGCGCGGTGCGCGGCATGGTGCTGCGCGGCGTGATCACGCTGGTCAACGATGCGGCGGCGCTTCAGCGGGTGCAACTGCAGATGCGCGCCATACCGCAGCCCGATGGCAGTGTCGGGGCCGAGCGCGCCGATGACCTCGAAGTCATGTATCACTATGGCTTCACGAGTGTGCCTCATGCCGGCGCCGAGGCGCTGATGATGGCAGTCAACGGCGTCAAGGCGCACGGGATCATCATCGCGGTCGACGATCGCCGCTATCGCCTGACCGGTCTGAATGGCGGCGAAGTCGCGCTCTATGACGATCTTGGAAACATCGTGTTACTCGGCCGCACGGCGCTTACTATCACTGCAGCGTCCGTGCTGAACATCACCGCCCCGGCGGGTATCAATTTTGACACGCCCGTCGCGAAGTTCAGCGGCAACGTGCTGCCCGCAACCGGCGTCAGCGCCGCAATCACCACTTCCACCGGTCAGGTCGCCATTTTCCAAAATGGCATCCTGACCACGATCTCTTGAGGGTTTCATGTCATCCGCTCTCGCCGCTTGCTTCAAACTCATCAACACCGATTTTTTCGGTAATTTCACGTTGCAGATACAGCGTTGCGAAGATCCGCTGCAATTGCAGCAGATCATCAATGACTTTTTTGCGGAGCTTTCGACGCTTGAGGGCGTGCTCGAAGGAGAGCTGCTTTATCTCCTCAATGCGCAGGGCCTGTTGACCATTCCGACAAGTCCGACAGATGTCCTGACATGGGTCTCAAGCTACATCACGAATGTGCTGACGCCGTTTCTCAAGCCGATCGTGACGATCACTGCTCAAGTGGCGCAGATCGCGAGCCTGGTGGAGACGGCTGAAAGTGCAATCCAGGAAGTGATCAACGCGAAGTTTCCAGATGCCAGCATCCTGATCCCTACCGTCACCATCAGTTGCACGGTGTGATCGATGACCGATCTCGTCCTCGCCTATAACCCGGACTTCGGCGGCTTTGACCTGGTGCTGAATGAAACCAGCCTGGCCACCGATGATGGGTGGACTGGCGCCGTCATCCTGTCCGCCTTTGCCGATCGGCGCGCCAATGCCGATGACCCACTGCCGCCAGGCGCTGACCCGCGCGGATGGT